ATCGCCTCAAGCGCATTGATTGCCTTCTGGATCTGATAACGCTGAAGCGTATCGAAGACAAAATCAGAGAAGTACTCGTCCGTCTTCAATGTAAGAGCTTTCCGCAGCCCAGCTTCGTTCTGCAGTTCTGGCGGCATAAACGAATAGGCCTGGTTGACTGTGCTCTCGTATCCCTTACGCTTTTCTCGAATATCTGCAGCATCGATCTTGCCCAGTAAAGTCTCGACTTGCTCGATCGGGTCAAATGGAAGGCCATCTCTTTCAGCCTTACGCCGAGCCTTCGAGAGCTCAGACACAAGGCGCGTAAATTTGCCACGAGCAATGCGCTCAGCCTCGGTCAGCTGTTTGGAGGACAGCGTCCCGGATGGCGGCTGCAAGGTGCCCTTGGCGATTGCTTCGGCTTCGCTCATCAAAGCATCCGTTTGTGTGCCGAGCTTTGAGATGTAATCGCCCTTCGTCTTGCCCGTTAGCTGCGCCTCGTTAATGTCCTTTATTGTAAGGATGCGGCGAGCGCGGAGCTCATCGAGCTTTTTGATGTCTTCCTCATTGTCGGCCAATGCGCCAGCCTGTTCGACCTGGAGCGTCCGCATATCCCTTGCCTTGCCGGGATCCACCGTGTCCATGTCTTCAATGGCCTTGTCCATTGCGGCCTTGTTGTTCGAGCTATATGCATCGTTGAACCGGCGCTCGGCATCCAGCTCGAGTTGCTCGTTCTCGAATTTCTCTCGATTGATCTCGATCTCGATCGCACGGTTCAGACCCGAGGCCGCATCGTTGATGGCCTTGCGGGCATCCGACCTCTCGACATCAGTCATCGATCCCCAGATCTCCTTGAGGTGCGCCGGCATCTTGCCCTGGGCCATCGCCCGCATTGCGCCGGTCGGGTTCGTTGCAAACTCATCGCTGTTTGCCCACTCAGAAACAGCGGCGACCTTCGCTTTGCTGATTTCGGTCTGAGCTCGAGACAAAACGCTTTTGATCTTGGTCTCGGTGTGGCCGGCGTTTTCGAGCATCGAACGCAGCCGCGTCAGATCGAGCTTATCAGCGAGCTTCACCCCGTCAGGGTTGCCAGGCCCCTTTGGCACATGCCCTTGGATGATCGACGGGAACGTTCCGATGATGTCGTTCACGTTCTCGAGAGCTTCGTCTTTTGTGCGCTTTTTCGATGCTGTCGAATAACTGCGGCTGAATGAAACCGCCTGGCTGTTTGCCACCATAGCCAGGGAGGCGGAGACTTTGGCTGCGGAGCCAGGCGAGATATTGTTCATCGCTTGTGTATAGCTTTGAACAACATCGTCGATTGCCGCACCGAACTGCTGCGGCGTCATGTCAGGATCTGCAGCAGCTGCGAGCGTGACGCGCGTCAGCTCTTTGCGCCCGGCCATCTCGAGGCGATCCTCGACGACAGCCAACGCGCCGGCGCTTGCGGCCTGTTGTGCAACAGAGATCGAACCAGGATCCCCCGGCAGATCGGCCAAGGTGATCGGTTTGCCCGCCTCTTTGGCAAGCTTGATCTGTTCAGCTGTCGGGGCTTTGAGAGCTCCGAACGCGGTGCCCTTCGCCTGGGCTTGCTTGTTCGCGATTTTGAACGCGGCGTTCGACATCTGGCTCATGCGCTGAGACAAGTTGTCAGCTTGCTGCTTCTCGATTGCGAGCACAGGGTCCATGCCTGTCGGCACGGTCGTCGCCGCCATCTGCGTGGGCCCGACCGTCGCCTGTGTGTTTATGCCTGGGAGCTTATAAGCCATGCATCACCTAAACATGAACATGCCGGCGTCTTGCAATGCCAGCATTGATGTCTGTTGCGAACCAATATTTGTGCCATACCGCATAGCAGTCGGGATGTTGCCCGGCGTGTTGAAGCTCATAGCATCGTTGCCAGAAAGGCCCCCATCGAACATGCCAGATTGCGCCGCGCTAAACGCTGTCATGGCTAAGGTCATCATTGCGCTCGTAATGCCGGCTTGTTTTGCTGCTGATGCCGCAGCCCGAGCCCGAGCCGCCTGATACTCGAGCTGTTGAGCCTGGCCTTCGCTGACGAGGCGCGTGATCGCAAAGTTTTCGTTGGAGACAACAACATTCAACCCACCAACATTGAGGCCTTTGACCTTAATGCCTTCCGGGTTGCCAGAAAATGGATCAATGCTGCCGGCCCCGGCTCGAGCATTCACGCTCGACATATGCTCGAGAATGCCTTGGAGCTGATCAACTGCCTTTTTCTTATGAACGAGGGACGCTTGTTTGCCCTCGAGCCGCTTGAATTCGGCCTGTGTCTCGAGGCCCGCAGCTTGCCCTTTTAGCCCAGCTGCCTGTGCTTGGCCAGATCGGACCTGTCCGATCGCCGTGGTCACCCCCATTATAACGGCCGCAACTGCCAGACTCATTGACCGACACTCACTTTGTAATCCATTGCCAGCAAGGTGAAGAATAGCGGAGCTGTCTGCGTCACCTCGATCTGCCCCTCTTTATCATATCCGAGGAAAGGGCCCGCATCTTTTGTACCCGTGAAGAATGCGATCCCACTATCCAGCTTGTCATTGTCCAGCCGGCGGAACGGCACCACATCGCCGTTGACCGACAGGTTCTGTGTGTCATCGATGATCAGATCGACATCGATGATGCGCTTTAAGAAACCAGTGACCGGCCCGCTACTGAGCCGTGTCTCGACAGGCATGGTGCGGATCATTGGCGTTGTCTTTGTTTCGTTGTTGACGAGCTCGTCTGTGAACGAAGGATACTCGAGGCCGATTTCTGCATATGTCGTTGAAGCTCGGCTTGCCGTAACTTGCCCGCTAGATACTGTCCCATCCGCCAAGACAGCGTCATCAGCGATGATCTTGACGGTTTCCGCCTCCAGGTGCCCGAGGCCGGTAAACGTGGCCCCAGCGGCTCCATATTGGACTGCGGCGTCTGTCGTATAATTAACATCGAACACCTCGAGATAGTACACTGTCGCGCTGTTGATTGTTCGTTTTGTCACAACATAGATGACCGGCGTGTCGCTGTCCTCAATGCCGACAGTCTCAAACGTGCCCTCGGTTGTCAGCAAGGATGGCGCGATGACGTTCTGCGATCGAAGAATCGAAAACGCAGCGATCGATCCGGCGATTGTGCCCGAGCCCCCGTTGACCACAAGCATCAGGTCACCCTCATCGACGTTCGAGCCTCGACGCATCGCGATCTCTGACGGGTTCTGTAGGAGATGCGAGCTCAACATGCTGATGTCGTTCGAGACAAAGGCACCTTCGACATCGTTAAAGATCAGCTCTCGGAGGCTTTTGCCGCCGCGCTGCAAGAAGATGGTGCCCCCCTCGGTCATCTGCGGGCGGATCCCCGTCTTCGATCCGCGCCGCGTGGAGACCTTAAAGAGGAAAGACAGGGGCGTCAGCGGCTCGCCATCGAGCTGCGGCACCGTGAATTCTGTGCCAGTAGTGAAGACCTGGAGATCCCGGCTGGACATGACAGCCGTCACCGCGTTGACCTGGTCGGTGTCGATCGTCGCCTCGAGGCCCTCGTCATCGAGGCCCTGCCCTTGGTCAAAGTCAAAGAAGAAACCGACCTTCGACCCCCAAACTGTTGTCGGGAGGCTTTTCGACCCCCCAACGATCAGCCGGCCCTCGTGGAACGTAGCGGTCCGGGGCCAATCCCTCGAGGTTGACCAAGCATCTTCCCATCCCTGTTGCAGCGTCCAATCGCCAGAGGCGATCGCATCTGTATCATAGAACGGCGTTTCAGTGATTGCCTTAACGACGGTGGCAGACTCAACCTCGATGATCCTGGCCAAGCCGATTCCAGATGCATTGTCAAAGATCTTCTGACCAACATGGCTCGAAATTGTAAACGTTGTTGTTGCGTCTGGCTGCGTTGTCCATGCCGTGGAAACGGTTGCGACCTTCGTCGTCCCATTGTAATCAGAGATCACGTTCGTTTGGCCAGATCCGGTTCCGCCCGTCGTTGTGATAGTTGAGCCATTGTAGATGTCATCTGTCGCCGAGGCGGCGGCGTCAAGCGTGATCGTCGATGCCCCCCCACCTTGAGCCGTATTTGATCTGCCATCGTGGAAAACAGAACCACCAGCTGTCAGATCAACATTGCCGTCGGTCGCTGATGGCGTCAGCGTCTGTGCAGGGTTTGTTTCGTTGGCCGTAAAAAGATAACGAGGGATACTATCCCAAGCGATATCCGCTACCGTCCAATCGCTGTTAGTCGCACCGCGCTGGATCTGGATTGGCTGCATGTCCTCTTGGAAGATCAATAGCGTGTCAGCCGACTGCACCCACCACATATCACTGAGCTGCGCTGCGGCCACGCCATCTGCAACCGTTGTCGCCGTCGAATCGAAAGTCGCCGTTTCTGAGCTCGTGCCACCTGTTATCGTTTCTGACGCGGTAAACGCACCGGAAACAGACCGCACCAATAACGTGCCGCTGTTATCGGCGAGAACCTCTGCTGTCTCCCCGCTGGTGCCGCCCGTGATTGTCTCGCCCTGCGTAAACGTACCAGAGGCCGCTGAGATGGTGAAGGTCTCCTGAGCATCGATGTCGAGGTAATCGCGGCCAGAGATCCCGTTGATGTCGGTCGCCTGGGTGCCGCCGGAATAGAACACATACATCTTGCCGGTGAGGAACAGCAGCATATAGGTCTGCGTTGTCGAGAAGGCGAAGGGCACTAGGCGGAACCCGTCCTCTGGGCTGTCGCCCGATGGCAGCGTGAAAAGATACTTGAGACCTGGCCGGCGATCGACGGTGCCCCGAGGGTTCACAATGACGTTGCGAGCTCGCTCGAGGGCAGATTCATATTGCTGCAGATCAATCCGGCCACGCAGCTCGGGGTTGATCTCGCCAACTGTGAAATTTGTTTGTAGCTTGATGACCCGCGACATTTACCGGCTCCATGTATCAGAGAGGGTCAGCCTGGTGTCAATCAGCGGATAATCCGCGATAAACGATGTCGGGGTGCCCATGCCGTCTGTCGCTGCTGCCTGGCGGAACAGACCCCCTCGGCCACCCTCTGCCGGGTTGCCGAACGCGATGCGCTCCCAATGCGCTGCCTTAGTGATCTGATCTGTCATCGGCTCGGCGAAATACATCGCACATGCCGTCTTCAGAAGATTGACAAAATAGGTGGGCATTTGGGCCTCGAGAGGCGTGAACTGATAGTCGATGACGACAATGTTGTTGTTCGTCAGGAGGTCGCTGCCCAACATTTCCCAGCCGGCATTGATCGGCGACACGCCCGAGGATGTCGAGTTATAGACCGCGATCGGAACGCCGGTCAGGCTGTCGCTCGGCATAGGATAGGCATAGTCCCACTCGTTGACCGGAGCGGTTGCCCCCTGTTGCAGCTGAACCTTCTTAACTGAAAAGCTCCACCGATACATCGATAGGAGCTGATCACGAACATACGGATAAAGATTTTCGGCGATCCCGCCACGGGTTGTCCCATCATCGAACGATGAGATCTCTTTGACGCCGAGCATGACCATCGCATCTGAGCAGATCTTTACGTCACTGTCACCCGCCGCCATTAGCGTACTCCTAAAGAAAAACTGGGGGAGGCCCTGGGAGGAAAACCTCCCCCAGCTAGGGATCCCAACTAGAGTTAGTCGGTGTCCGTTTCAGCGATTGCCGTGCCATCAGATACGTCAACAACGCCGCTTGCGTTCGAGAGAACGCTGACGATGTTTAACGTAGGCGTGGCACTATCAACGACAAAGATAATATCCCGAACCTTCAAGATATCGGAGGCATCGTTGAAATAGCCGCTGGTGTTTACCGTGGCGATCGCATCCGCCGAGGTGTACGTCCAAATAGACGGCGCGTTGCCGGCCTTGGACTGACCACCGATCGGATTTAGACCATCTGCGCTATAAGCCATAATCAGTCTCCTTACGCTTCGCGGGTGGTGATCTTCACGATGCCTTCATCGTCGATCGCAACAGCGCCGGCGGAAAGCTTGGAAGTCACGAGCCACGAGGATTTCTCAGGGACGT